AAGGAATCCTTAAGTAATCTTCTTAGATTACAAGAATTGTGGTGGCAAGACGATGCCAACTGCAAAGACGCTGATCCTGATATCTTTTTTCCTGAACGAGGTGCAAGCACAAGAAAAGCAAAAGAATTATGTAATTCCTGTATTGCCCAAGAACATTGTTTAGAATACGCTATAGTCAATGCAGAAAAGTTTGGCATATGGGGTGGACTGAGTGAAAGGGAACGCAGAAAAATTCGTAAGGAACGAGGATTAACTAGAAAGAGGAGAAAAAATGCCGAGTAGAAGATTACCTAGCGTTGAAGAGGCACATAAATTATTTAAAGCTGATCCATATAAGCGTTTAAGCGAATGGGCAAAAGAATGGGATTGTTCTCATGAAAGAGTAAGACAATTAAGAGATCAAGCTGGTTTTCCTAAAATATCCGAAATAGATTATAAGATATCTAGACAAGTTGTTGAAAGAATAAGATCAGGTGAATATACACTCACTAGGCGTGTTACTTATGCTGATCTACCAATAGGTTATGAAAAATTTGTTAGTTGGTATCAAGAAGATCCTGCCATTTATCTTGCTGTTTTAGAGGCACAACAATACGCCTATAATCAAAAAATGAATCCTACTGAAAAACAATGTCAAGGTTGTGGTGAAAATACTACAATAGAAAATTTTAAAAGAAGTTCTAAGTATGTTGATGGTTATTCAAAACATTGTAAAACATTTCCAGTATGCGTAAATACTGAAGAACATGTTTTAGATGCAAAGTTAGATCAAGTTAATGATAGAAGATCTAAGCTAGAGGAACTAAGGAAAAAACTAGAAAATTAAATCTGGCTACTAAAGTAGTGGTATGTCATATGATTATCAAACAAATTTAAAAGAAACTGTTGTATTCCAATCAGTCTCTACCAACACTGTAGATGAAAGAGGATTGTATAACTCTGACTGGGCAGATGATATTACAACAAAATGTAGAATTGAATCTAATGCCTCTATGGAAGAGGATGGTAGAAGAGAGTTTGAGACATTAGATATTGCAATATTTATTCCAGCAGATGTAAATGTTAAAACCTCACACAGAGCTGTAATTAACTCTGAATACTACGATGTCTTAGGAATACAGGTAAGAAAGAATAGACACAACGATCCAGTAATAAAGGTTTGTGCTTTAAGAAAGAGTAAGTAATGGGTGTAAGACAGATAAACCCAAGTAGAATTAACAAGTTTAGAAACTTCTTGTACAACACATCATCAGCTACTTTTGGTGCTGGTAACTTAATATCTTTAAATGTTTATTCAAGAGAATTAAGAGGAATTAGATCATTAGCTCTTAATACAGCTCGTCTAACATCTGACTTAAAATCTTTATCTGTTGGTGGTCAGGGATTTACTTTGCGTGCTGGTCGTAGAGTAACAGGTAGATTAGCTGGTAAAATTGGTCAATCAATTATTCCTCAAAATATGGGATTTCTTTCTCGTATGGCTAACAATTATTATGGTAGAAATGTCGGTAGAGAAGTCCAGCAATATTTCAACAAAAAAACCAAAATACAGGCTTACATAAATGGTTACGAGATTACTAATGCTACAAAGAAAGCAATACAGCAAACACCAAGAATGCAAGGGCAATATTCTGCGGCAAAGCTAAGTTATAATACTAGTGGTGTTAGTTTGTCAGAATATAACCCAGTAAATTTGCTTTTTGATATACAGGCATACATGGTAGGTTTAAATGCTGGAACTGGTAACGCACCGATTGAGTCTGGTAACTTAGTTAAGTCTATCAATCTAAGAGAGTTTAGAACAGATGATCCAGAAGGACTTGTCACTGGAAGTATAACTGTAGGATCAAGCGAGGGTAACAATGGTGATATTGCAGATTTAGCACCTTATTGGTGGAAAACTACTTATGCTGGTGCATTTTATGATCTTCGTAAATTTGGAATTAACAATAACAGCCAGTGGATAAGTGCCTCAAAGCCTTACTGGTGGGGCAATGCAGTTTTGCAAGGTATCAAAAAAAGTTTACCTAAACGATTAGAAATAGCTACAAAACACTTTGATGGCTGGAATTATCAGTTCAGACCTCAATCAGCTTTATCTGTAAAATATCTACAACCTAAAATACCTACTGGTGGTTATAGAGGATCTTTTGAATTATCTGCCAGAAATGTTACAAGTGAAGACTATGCTTTATTACAAGGTATGGGATATGAAGCAGGAGTATAAATTATGACACAAGGTATAGAAGTTGCAAATATGCCACCTGATCCAGAAATAATATTTCGTCAGTGGCTATTAGATCAATCATCAGTTACAGCAATTGTAGGAACTAGAGTAGCAACAAGGTTGCCGTCAGAACCCACACTTCCTTTTGTTGTTATTACAGCCTTAGGTAATGTTCCAACAAATCCAGGATCTCAGGTAGCTTTAAACGATGCAGATATAACAATTGATTGTTTTGCAGGTCGCTGGGGTGCAGATGGTTCTAAAGCTGAGCCAGATTATGCAACATCATCAAACTTAGCGCAAACAATATATCAAGCATTATTTAAAGTAGGCAGTTCATATGTCACAACAACTGGTGGTACTAAAGCAAAAATATATGGATTTGAAGTTACTAATGCACCAGTAAGAATAGAAGAGTCAGAAGTTTTAGTAGCTAATTTTAATGTCGGTGTCACTATGACATACCGATACTCCGAATAACACTAATCTGCATAATAATCCTCTAATATTATCTCAGAGGTAAATTATGGCCAATAAGAAAATTAAAGTTAAAGTTAATCCGATCTATCCTAGCGATGCAATCGGTGATGCCGAAACAGGCATAACATTTACTAAGAATAAATGGGAAGAAGTTAGTCAAACTAATTGGAAAAGACTTAAAGACTCAAAAGGTCGTTTGTGGAAAGATCTAAGCATACCTAGATTTATCACAGAAGATCAACATTGGGAAGTCCAACCAGTTATTGAATCCGAAATTACAATAGACAATATTGTAGATGAGGTTGTTGAAAAGCCTGACAGTTCTGATGAGTGGTATGCCTCAGAGGAAGAATAAAGATATGTTTGCAAACATATTAAGTATAAGTAACAAGAGTAGAAGGGTATTGTATGTCAACAACATCATATAATACATCAGGATCTATATCTGATGTTCTAATCGGTACTGGCGTTCTTTATGTCGCCAATGTAGGAACAGCTTTCCCAGAGGAAGATAGTACTACAGCAACCGAGTGGGCAGATGTCAGCTCAAGCTGGTCAGATGTAGGATATTCCGAAGATGGATGGACCTTAGAATACGATAAGTCTTTTGAGGACATCATGGTTGCAGAAGAGATTGATCCTATTAAATCAGTCAAAACTGCACAAGAGATCAGAATTACTGGTACACTCGCACAAGCTAGTTTGTCTAACTTACAAACAGCTTTTGGTGGAGGTACATTAACTGAAGATGATACAACTAATTATTCATCAGGTTATGATACCTTAGTCCCACCAGCTACAACTGGATATGGCGAAAAGTCATTATTGTTAATAACTGAAGGACCTTCAGGAAACATAAGACATTTCCAAATACCTAGAGCAGTTAATGTAGGTGCATTTTCTATGGCTCACCAAAAAGCACCTCAAAAAGTGCTTATTGCTGTTGAGTTCAAGATATTAGTACCAAGTTCTACAGCTCAATCTGTCGGAACAACTGATGGAAAAGAAAATCTATTTAGAATAGTAGAAAATACTAATGGCTCAACTGAAGGAGTCGTAAACTAAATTAACTCATAACGATTGGAGGAATAATGAGTAAGCGTTTTAAAGATTTTAGTGCTGCGAAAGAAGGACTAAATACCGAACCTATAGAGGTTAAGGTAGGAGAAGAAAGTTTTACTTTCCCACCCTTTCTGACAGCCGAGACTATACTGACACAGTTAACTTGGCTAGAAGAAGATGGTTCTATCGCGGCACCAAATCTTCCGAAGTGGTTTATAGCAATTATGGGTGAAGATAACTTCACAAAGATTGCTGCAAAGGTAGATCTACCTACACTTCAAGAAATATCACAATATCTAATGACTGAATATGGTATGCAACCAGAAGATCTTAATGCAGTCGTTCCTGAAGAGGACGAGGGTGATACCCCAAAATAAGTTACTCGACTGAGGATATAATTAATGATTGGTCATCAGTCGAATCCGACTTTAACAAAATCTATAACATTTTAGAACCTTTGGAATTAGAATGGCGTAAATTTTGGCGATTGTTAGGTACAATACCTATAGACCAGTCTTTATTCTTTGGACCGCAATATAACGCCATTGTTAATGGTGAAGATCCAAAGGAAGCGTTATCCGATGAACCACCAAAAAACTGGTATAAGGAAGAGTTAGATAAACGCAGAAAT